TGCCATCGCTTTGTGTAGGTCATCTGGTTCTAACATATATCCATCTAAATCTATATATTCACCTAATGTCATATCATCTAAGTTTGGAACAAATCCAAATTCTACACCATCTAACTTAAACGTTTTTGTTAGTTCATACTTATCGGTGAATAATGATGTTATCAGTTGTGATATTTTACTTACATCTTCTACTTTTATATTATCAGCATCTATATTACAAAATGTTTTTAATATACTTGCTTGTAGTTTATGGTCATCTGTTTCATCTTTTGATACTGATACAAATTGTTGATACTGACCTAATGTTATATCTTTTATTTGTGTTGGTATTTCTATCTTTACTTTCATATTTAATCTTCGTCTATTTCTTGGTCTAAATAATTCATTATATCTTGTTCTAAGTATTTTAGAATATCAACTTCTACTTTATCAGCAACTGGTTTAACAAAGTGTTTAGGTTTTATACCCCTTGTATATACACTTGTTGCTATCGCAAACTGCTGACTTAAACTACTTGTATAAGATGCGAATGCCGATGCTGGTGGTCTTTTATCTTTGAACGAATATGGACTACCTTTAACGACTGATTTATTTACACTATATCTTCTATCTGCTTTACCACTTTTTGTTTGAACATAACCTACCCCATCAACCCCTTGGTCTTGATAGTATCCATAATCTTCCATTTCAACCGATACAGAAAACCCACTATCAGTTTTAGTAAGATTAGCCTTAATAGAACTTGATAACTTACCAGTGTTTCTTGGTGCTGCTGCTCTAAACATATCTTCAACTTCGGACATATAGTCGGTTAAACTTTGATATTCGTTTAGTGGTGCTGAACTTTTTATAGATGCTATCTGTGCCATATTATATATAAATTAGATTACTTTTATTTTTATATCTACCTTTTAACCAATCTTTTAATGTCGCGTAAGGTATGTTATATGTTGTTGATGCTTCTCTAACACAATCAAATATGATACCTGTTTGTGTATCCATTACTAATTTTGATGTTGGATGACTACCACCAATTATTCTTATTTTACCCATACAAGATTTTGATAATTTAACTTTACTTTCATTACTCATAATCTTTCCTTTATTACCACTACCAATTTTCTTTTTTGTTTCTTCTGATAGATAACCTACTCTACCATTTACCGGAACATATTTACAATTTAATCCATGTTCAACACAATTATATAACTCTTGGTAAAATCTTTCTCTAATATTTAGATTTACAATTTCACACTCTTCTATAATTTCAAAATTATGACTATCTCTGCCATATTTTTCGAAAGAACTGTATAACTTTATTTGTCTTTTACAATTATTTTTTTTAATATAATCATTGAACCTTCTATTTATATCAATACTCTGACCTATATAAATTCTATTACTTGGTGATGTTATCTTATATATACCTATCATACTAACAAACTGATTGATTATTTCTCATTATTACTGTTATAGTTATATACCAACCGTCGAGAAGGTTATTCTCTTTGAATAAAATTGGTTGAGCATCTGTTACACCTGATAGTTCAATACCATATTCATTATTCTGTAATCTTAACCATGTTACTAAATCATTAAGTATAGTGAATGTTATGTTCAAGTTGTCTTGTAGGTTATCATTACCATCAAACTTATCTAATGCTATTGATTTAGATATATCACGTTTATCTAAACACGCTATTTCAAATGAAAATGAACTTGTGTTAGCAGATGTCATTGGTGCCGACATAGGATTAATATGTGCCAATGGATAGATAGACTTTTTGTATAAGTCTTTATCTTCTGTTTTACCAAATACAACTGTATTACAATTAGGATTATTCTGTAATCTATCTTTTATTAAATCAACTGCTAAGTAAAATTGGTTCATTGTTAATTATTCTTTTTATAAAGACACTTGTTAAAGTCCTTGTTTATTTATTAATTATATTAATATATTATATATATATCATGTAACTGATTCTTACTTTAAGATTGAAACCCTACCTGTTTCTTTAATTTCATTCCAATAGTAACTACTCGCACTTGTAGGTTTTACATTTAAATCATCATCATAAGGTAATCTATTCATATACGAACCCTTAAAGAATAAATCTTTATGTTCATCACCACCAGTTACACCTGCGTTATGTAGTATCCAATGTTTATCAATATCACTTATATCATTTGTTGCCCATCCAAAATCTATACCTTTATCAACTTTCGTTTCGTGACCAAACAACCAAGCATTCCATAACAAAGACCACATACCAGCAGTCCATTTTTGTATAGGATAATCTGTTGCAGTATGTTGTGGTTCTACCTCACAAAAATATGAATAAAGTTTTATACTATCTTCTTCTACTTTATCCCAGAACTTATAGTCTTCACCTGTAATAATATATTGTGCTCCACCTGAATTCATATTCATTAGTTTAGGTATTAACTTATCTATACCAATTATATCACACATCTTTTCATAAATATGATTACCTTTCTGTTGAATATAATTATAGTTTATATATGAATTAGTATCACTCATATACCAAATGTTAGCATTGTTAATAAAGTTTAATTCAGGTGGTCTTGTAAAAACTATATCACTATCATGTAAGAATAGTCTTTGATTAATTAAATCAGGATTGGCCTTCATATGGCTTGATAGAAGATTGAAATATATTGAAGGGATGTAAGACTTATCTTTTCTATTATCGTTGTAGAAAAAGAACCTAATAGTGTTGTAGTGCTGTTGTAGTTTAATCCAGTCTGCCGGTATATTATTATTTTCAATACCACATAGTATATCAATCATATTTGGATTAACACCGTGTTTCTTAAAGTTGTTAATCATTACTTCTACTTGCCAAGTATAGTATTGTGTTGCTGGTTGTGCGCAAATGTACCTAATCATTATCTAATCTTATATTTTTGTATAACAGGTCTTTTCAATCTGTGTGTTACATAATATCTAATTCCGTCTAAACTATGGTTGTAAAAATCAACTGCTTTACCTGACTTTTTATCATCCCATACATAATTATTTAACTCTCTAATTATATTTATTGATTCAGGGGTTACGACAAGTTTATAATCTTGTAATAAAGTTATTCCTTCTACGATAGAACCAGCACCTTTAACACAAGGTTCTATATTAAGACCCTTTCTTTTTAGTTCTTCAATAAGTCGTGGCTCTGCATTATCAGCAATAATTTTCATCCTACCAACATTAATTGATATTTCATTATATATCTCGGAAGTTGTAAGACCTTCTTTATATAATAGTTCTTCTAAATAGATAATTTTATTCTTTGTATCTATTGCAACCTTTGTTAATGTTGAGGGGTCGGTGGAAAAACCAAAGTCCATTCCAAACCCAAAGTCTAATTCATTTGTAAATTGTCCAGTCTTCCAATTGTCAAATATAACACCTTCTGCTTTATTTAGAAACCCACCTAAGATAATATGTTCGTACTTCTTAGGATTATCTACCTTCATTTTATTTATTTGTTTTAAGAAACTTTCAGGTAGTTTATCTTCTATATCTTTATAAGTAGTATGTATATAAGTTATATCATCCGTAACCAAGTTTGTACCATCCTTTACACCCCTGCTTTCATAAAATCTACTATAAACCCAAGATGCTTTTGTTGTAGGATTAAAAAGAATAATAATCTTATTGAAGTGTTGGTTAGACCTAACAGATAAATCAATTTTATCAAATGTATCTTCATCGGGTATTTCCTCTGCCTCATCAATTACTAATGTATCTATACCAGCAATAGATTTAAGGTTTGCTGTTTGATTACCAGACCCTGTCTTAATACCCTTAAATATAATCTTAGACCCTGTTTGTTTATTAATGATTTCACTTTTAGTTATATCAAACATATCTTCAAGACCTAATGTTTCTATCTTATCCTTAAATTCAGGAAAAATAGATATAGCAACAGAAGTCATTGTATATCGGGCGAAAAGAATTGTTCTATTCCTTTCAAAGGTAAGAAGCAAAAGATAAAGTGCTACTGAATATGATTTACCTGACCCTCGTTAGCGACCCCCACTTACACAATAATAACGTGTATTATTGGCAAACAGGGGTTTATACTTGTGGTTTATTTTTATCAACTTGATGTCCGTTTATTTTTCTATGACGACCTGCTGGACCAGCACCTTTTATAGTTCTATCACATTCAACACAATAAAATTCTTGTAGTGACGCTCTATTTGGTGATGACCATGCGGCCAATCTTGCTATTTTTATATTCTCGTTAGCAGCAGCCAACATCTTATCTCTATGTTTATCCCACGCGATGTTGGCTGCTTTACTTTGATGTTCTTTTGTATTATCAAATACATACCTATTCTTAACCTGTTTTGAATATAAACTTTGTTTTTCACTATCACCCCATTTTGGTCTGTTATTTCTACTTACCATATAGTGTGAATTATCAACTTTATACCCATATTCTTTTTGTAATTTGATTTCCAAATCACCCATGTGCCATCCATGTTCATAATCACCTTCGCCTGTTAATAGTATATCATATTCAATAAACCCTTGTTCGGTCATTCTATGTTCTATATTAGTTGTTAATCCAATTTTCACACCAACAATATGATAAATATAATACGTATAATTTTTACTCATAGTCTTTTTTATATTATATTGTTGGGGCTGTTGTAAGTTGATTATTTATCCTCCTTTTTATCATCAAACCTAATTAGGTCACTTATATCAATATCACTTACATTTAGTGTAGTTGTTTGATTTATTGTGGCTACTGGTTTTCCGTAAATATATTGTAGATATAAACTTATGGCTTTCATATCACCCATCTTTATCCTTTTATACAACTCAATTGCCACAAAATCTCTATCAATATGTTTATCTAAAAGATTAATTACCATTAGTTCCTCATCTTTTCTTGGTCGGCCAGCACCTTCTCTAACTCCACCTCTACTACTTTTTTGTTCCATTATATTTTGATTTTTTATTGTTTATTCAATTTATATTCTTCATACCACTCATTAAAAGTCTGTATAAATGCTCTTCTTGTTATCACACTACAAAAACAATCTTCGACCCATGGTCCTCCTATATGACTTCTTATATTATTTAATATAGAACATGCTTCTTTTGTATCACTATGTCTATATCCTTCTATTATATCTATATGTTCTTTACTTATCATAGTATATCATTTAATCTTTGTATCATCTTACCAATTAACTCGGGACATTGGCAACGTTTGTTCTTTGCGTTATACACTTCATTATATAATAAGAATAGTCTATTAACATCATCACTTTGAATTACAGGTTTTCTTTGTATAAATCTAACGAATTCCTTTTCTTCATCATTTAGTTCTCTACTTGTTTTTAACCAAGGCATTAGGTGATTAAGTTTCTCTTGTCTTTCTTTACACTCATCACACTGGGGTATTCCCAATGCTTCTGTTACGGCTTTGATATTATCACCCAATCCAACAGCACCTTTCATATCATCAATTAACTTTTTTATCTTTCCCATTATATTATTATATTTATTATCCAAACGATTAGTATCCAGTAAAGAATATACTTTATTGAAAATCCAATCATCCAGTTGTCATTATTTGTTTTTTTCATAATTTTCTTTAATCTTAGCCTTAATCTTGTTGATTCTCATATTTATAGTCATGTGACTAATTCCTATTCGTTTTGCTATTTCTCTTTGAGACATATTCCAGATGAAATGAAGTTGGTATAGTTTCATATCATAACTTGGTAATTTTAATACGGTCATTGTTATTATATCAATCTTATGTTGGTCTTCTATATTTTGTTCTATCAGTAGTTCTAAATCTTCTGGTGTTGAAAAGTCTTCTAATAGTTCTGTTCCATCATTCAGTTCTAAATCAGTATATTTTTCATCTTTCTTTTTATTCTTTTGTGACCTAATAAAATTCGTAAATCTATTCTTCAATGACATAAAGATATAGTTATCTAAAATTATAATCTTATCGGACATATTCTTTTCTAATATGTTTATTAGTAGGTCTTGTAATATATCTTCTGCGATTTCTTTATCATTACAGATTACCTTACTCATATTCAAATATCTTTTATAATCCCTATCCGTTATTATCATTAAGTAGGTTATCAATTTTTGTATCACGTAAATCTTTATTACATTCCATAATAAATATTCCATTCAAATCTTTAATATGATTTGTTTTATATTCTTCATAAAATATCTTTACATTATGATAATAAATGGTTATAGAATAAGATGTAGAACTAATAAGTTCCATTTCTAATTTATATCCAAGTTTTTTATAATCTTCTACATCCATAACTAAAGACAATCTATTTTTATTTTGTTTATATACTATATATAATAAAACCACAAGTCCCTTAGGAATTGTGGTTTATAAGTTGTTTATACATTATTAATATTTCTTCAATAGGATTATCATATGATGTTTCCCTATAATCATACATTTGAATATGATAGTGTGCTATTAAATAAAAGTCTATATCGGATATAAGTCCTTTACGTCTTTTTATCTTCTCTAAGTAATCTTTACATTCTTTTGACATCTTTGTATTATCCGATAAAGAACGTGTCTCTAAACTTCTTATATTGATTTTACCAGATGAAGAACGACATATCTTACATTTCTTTGTGGTGTAGTAAAACTTATTATTAGTTTTTGTTCTAACAAAGTATATACTTTCTCTATCTATGTTACATGTTTTACAAATCATACTTTATATATTAATACTACGACCGTTCTCAAAGGTACCTTCAATTGATATGTGGTTCATATGTTTATATATGGTTTTCCAATGAAAGGCGAAGGCTCTCTTACTCAACTCCGTAAAATACGGTAGTACCATTTCATATCTTTCTGGGTCATAGTTGTGCCAGTTTCTTAACACATTTTCTATCGCATATACATAACAATCGTGTTTATCATCAGCATCTTTATATCTAAACTTTAAGTGGGTTCGTTTAACAATCAAAACAATATAGTCTATCATCTTTCTTGTTAGAATTCCTTGGTTCAAACTTACAATTATTTCATACCGTAGTTTTCGTTCATCCACGTAATGATTTTGATTATTAACCCTACTTACTATAAGATGTTTAACTTCATTATATCTTTTTAGATAAACTTCACCTGCTTCTTTTTCGTTTTCATATAAGCCTAAATACTCTCTTTTCCCGTTATACACAAGGCTGACCTGCCATTTGTTAGCCAACCTGTGAAACGTGACACCCTTATATTGTGATGCTGTATCTCTAACCATTCTGTAAATACAATTCAATCAAGACAAGTAGTTCATCACGGATTTTTCTTACTTTATCTTTATCATTAAAATGAACAAGTAGTTCATAATTTTTTTCAATTATTTTCTCACGTATAATATCTTTCATCCTAATATCTTATCTATTTTATCTTGTCTTGTTAGTTGTAGTAAATATAGATTGAATGGTTGTAATACTACTGTGAAACCACCATTTCTTATTTCCCAAACCGTATCATTTACTTTATGTAGGGTTTTACCATTTAGCATGTTTTTCATCACACTTTTAGGAAGTTCGTGTTGTCTTATGATATTTCTATTGTGTTCCATATAGTCACTATACTGGTCAAGTTCTTTATCACTATACATTATTTCAATCCTCTTGCTCTTTCATATACAAGGTTGTTATAATCATCCTCATTAAAATTATCAGTGGCAAATCCCGCAAGGATACTTTCCATTTCATAATCTACTGCTGCTTCTTTATTAGACATTTTACTATCTTCATAACTTGTGGCGAAATCTACAAAAACCTTTTGTAACTTTTCATACACCCAAAATCTTTCATCATTTTTCATATCTATTTAGTCTTTTTGTTATTTTTTTCGTTATAGGATACTATTAGTTCATTAACTATTTCACTATATGTTTGTTTCTTTTCTTTAATGACCATTAGTTCAACCATTAATTTATCTAATTTTGGTTTTAGTTCGCTATCTAATGATAGTGTAATCCATTTTGTTCCTTCTTCATGTATGTTATTTTGTCTATTATAGACATTATCTTTATACTTTACTATAAACTCCTTTTCTTTATTAAGTGCAGTATTTCTATCTGATGTTAGTATAGTTTCTAAAATTATTAATTCTGGTCTTAAATCATTTAATTTTAATTTGTCTATCCAATCTGTCTTATCATTATTATTTGATGGATAAAAATGTTGTTTATATCTACTTTCAACATTTTTAGATACCCCTACATATTTTATTATCCCATCCGTTGGGTCTTTTAGTCCATAAATCTTATATTCTATTTCTTCCATATTATCATTGTTTTTTTGTTATATTAGTTATATTAGTTATATATATTAAAGTTTAGTCTTCCTTTAATAATTTATTGATTCTATCATTCCTTATTATATTCTTTATTGTAGTTGGTTCAATTTCATTAATTTCATCTAATTTTTTGAATAGTTCATAAGCATATACTTCATTAAGTATTATATCATCATCAATTTGATATACTGATGCAACATATTTAGAGTTTTCATTATGTTTAACATGAAGTTTTACAAGTTCTGGTTCATCTGGCCATTCGTCATCATCAGTTTTATTATAATCAAACATATCTACATAAATGTATGGTTCTACATCATATAGTAAGTCATCAAAGTATTCTTCTAATAGTTCTGAATGGTTCATATTAATTATTTCACTATCAATTTCTTCTATATCTATTTCTATCTCTCTAACACTTGGACTTAGATGCCAAGTTGTTACCAATAATTTCTTTTTCATAGTCTATTTTTTTTATAGTCATTATGTACCTTACCTCTTATCCATGCATCATTTTCTTTTAAGAAATCTATACTATATGCTTTGAATTCTGTACCATCAATATTTTTTTTTAATATACCATTTGTAAATAATTTATTCCTTATTTTATCTATATCTACTAAATACCATTTAAGTATTTTAGTTTCTTCAACATTCATCCATCCATAAAAATATATTTGACCCATTCCATTTGATAGTTTTGTAATTTCTGTAGGTCTATTCTTTTTACTTTTACAACGTATTGTCATATCATCATACTTAAAGTAACTATACGTTCTAATTCTTACTGATACTTGTGTATTACCAAATATCATATCATATGATAAGTTCTTATCTTCATTATCGGAACTTAATTTTATATCAAAACAACTTCTGGGTAATAATATACGATTTTTATATAAAATATCACCAATTTCTTTTGAAAATTGTCTTTCTTGGTCCCTAATTTCCATGTTCTAATATGTTTTTATTAATTTGACTATGATTATATTCATCTAATTCACATAACCAATAGTTTCTTTTCAATCTTGATGCTGCAATTCCAGTTGAACCATGACCAGCAAATGGGTCTGCTATTATATCACCTTCATTAGTTGTTGCTTTAATAAGTATTTCAAGTAGGTCAATTGGTTTTGATGTTGGGTGTTCTGTTACAATTTCACTTCCATTCAATACATCTTCAGGTCTAAAATTAAGTTTAGGACTTCCTTTAACTGCGAATATAATTCTTTCGTGTTTAGGACTAAATGAACCTGTTAGGTCACCACTTCCATGATTATTCTTAACCCATATGATACTATTCTTTATAGTAAATCCTACTTCTTCAATCATAGACATAAAGAACCTTTCTTGTTTCCATCCAATAAAACTGAATAGAACTGAATCATCTGCCATTTTAGAATAAAGATTAATATAAACTTGTTTAGTTATATCAACAGCATTTTCAATTGTATCATCATTTTTGATACCACTATCCTTTGCGGTTGCTGTTCTTCTGTTTGATATAAACTGCATTCCATACGGAGGGTCAGTTAAGACACACTTAATATTATTTGGTGCATTTAGTGTTTCTTCAATAGAATTTCCAAGTATAATGTTATCTACTATGGGTGTGTTCTTTGATAGTTCAATTTGTTCTGCTTTTAAGTTGGCAGCCTTTTGTTGTAGTTCTTCTTTTTTAATTTCTTGATATGCTTGGTTTATACTTATTTCACCTGTATTTAACTTTTCTTTTATTTCAGGTGTTGCGACTGATTGTATAACTTTTACTTTTGCTATTGTATCGTGTGATACACTTGCCACCTTTGCAAGTTCTTTTCTTGTTTCAATAGGTGGTATTATACTTTCCGCAGATGTCTGCTTAATGTCAGTTCTTGTTCCTTGTCTTTCCTTTGCTTTTTCCTTGAATACACTTTCAAGTTCTAATGCTAAAACACTTCTTTGGTAGTTAGATAAGTTTCTTCTACCAAATTGGTTGTTAATCATCCATTCACGAACATCACTTTCACTATTAAATCTTTTACTTTCGGTTTCATAATCTAAACCCCAACGTGTAGCAATTTCATAACGGTTATGTCCATCAATAATAAACCCATTCCAAGTTATAATTTTTTCACGTATTCCTTCTGCTAAACAATTATTTTCAAGTTGTCTAAATTCTTCTGTGGTTAATGCTGGGATTAACTTCTTAAAATCTTCTTTAATTTCTATCATACTATTTTATTTTTTTGTTATATTAGTTATATTAGTTATATATATTAAAGTTTATAGTTCCCCTAACTTTATTTAATTAAAAAACCCATACATATTTAGTGTATGGGTTTTTTAATTATCTTACTGTTGTAACATTTGTTGAACCGGTAGATGTGTTTGTTTCAATGATGTAGTAGTGACCACCTACATTGATTCTTTGTATATCAATAGTTGATGAACCATTTCCTACCCAAGGAAATCCTTTATAGTTCGCTATTTTTTCTGCTGTACAACTTGTTAAAGATGATACTAATAAGATAAGACTGATAATTTTGATAGTTTTCATAGTTTGTTTGTTTTAGAGTGTAAATATACAATATATATTTAGATATACCAAGTCTGTTTCAATATATTTTTTAGTATAAATAGAAATACCCACATCTTCATAATGTGGGTATTGTTAGAAAGCATATAAGTTAGGGCCAACTTCCTTATATATATGTTATATACTTTTAGTAAATAAAAGTTTATTTTATTTATTTTTGTTTTTTTACTAAACAAGCGGTTAATAATTTTATATATATTATAATAGAAAGCAATTAAGAATAAATAGACGGAAATAGTAATACTTATAAGTGGAGGGCCGATGATTTTAACCGCAGCACTTATATTAGAAATACCCTACTGCGAGGACTATATAAAGGGTAACCATGGCATAAACATCCTGAGTGGTATATATAGCGGACTATCGTAAAGTTTGGAAGTTGGGGATGCAGTTATAAGACACGATGTTCTATAATGATTATGATACTTTATACTTCAAAATATAAAAAGTTTTCATAGATGATGACCTCCCATTGAGACAGAAATGTAGCAATGGTAAGGAGGTTGTCATCCGATTAATCCACATTACCTTCAACAATAGGATTATCTTAATTATTTAATATACTAAATTACCCACCACAATCCTAATACAGAATTTGAATAATAGACAACACGTTAGTGGTTGTCGTTTAAGATAATAAATTACCCACCATAATCCTAACACAGAATTTGAATAATAGACAACACGTTAGTGGTTGTCGTTTAAGATAATAAATTACCCACCATAATCTTAACACAAAAAGACACCACCTTTTCAAGTGATGTCTTTTACCTAAATAAAAAAAACAATAATTAACAAACATTTAATTCATAACTATATTCACCTTCAATATCATCAAAGGTTTCTATATATTTGGATTTAATATCACTAATGATACTAAATATATCTTTTCTATTACTTTCTAATACTTCTTCATCACCGGACCAAAGTTCAATAACATTCCAATCACTACTATAACATATTTCTGTTTTACCAATCTTAAATCTAAGATACAAAACACCAAGGTCACTTAACTTTTCACTAATCAATTTAATTTTCATAATTTTTCTGTTTTTATATTTATCAAAGATACGGACTATTTATTGTTCTACCTAATTAATTAGTAAGTAAAACGAACTTTTTCAAATTGATATTCAAGAACTTTTGAAAAAACACTTCTTAAAGTTTCCTCATATTCTTCTTTTGATTCACCTTCAATAAATTCACATCTATCAAGGATATATTCAATCTCACATCTTTCCCATTCATTATAATCTATATCGTCATTGTTACTATCGTCATTCCACTTTTCAAAAAGTTCAACAATTTCCCAATTGGTACAAACTTCTCTTTCTAATTCTGTCATAATTCTACTTTTCATAATTTTTCTGTTTTTATATTTATCAAAGATACGGACTATTTATTGTTCTACCTAATTATTTTTATAAAAAAACACCACTTTTTACAGTGATGTTCTCTTACCTAATAAATAATAATTAATACGAATTCCATTCCGAATACATACTACCTAACCGGTGTAAAACTTTTATACATTCATTATCTGTCAGATTTTCATGGTCTAACTCCATCCAGTATTCTGGGTCATCTAAAACTTCTACCATTTCTATGAATGTTTCATCTGGATAGATGTTACACATTCTACTAACCACTTCTTGTAATTCTGTCATAATTTCTATTTTTTATCTGTTATTTATTTATCAAAGATACGGACTATTTATTGTTCTACCTAATTAAACATGATATTTATAACCATTTTTTTCAAGTTCTTCTATATAATCTAAACATTCAATTATAATTTTTTTACTCTCAATTGAACGTTTAGTCTTTAATATTTCTGATAACATATCATAATATGCTACCGTTCCACGTAATTTACATTCGCTTTCAATAGCTAATCTAATTACTAATCTAACTGAATCTGTCATAATTTTTCTGTTTTTATATTTATCAAAGATACGGACTATTTATTGTTCTACCAAATTATATATTATAATTCTACTAAATTATTTTGTAGGTCATTCATATAGTCATAATATAATTCTACAATTTCAATTATAAAATGTGATAAGCCATATCCACTTACGATTTCACCATATAATTCATAAAAGTTATCATTATCAAAATCATCATCATAAATAGCATCATCATGTCCGATTTCACACATAATATCATTCATAGAATAATCTTCGGTTTTTAAATAATCAACCCAATTTGTTGATAATGATGGGTTTAACCATTTATAAGCAGCATCAAGTCCGATTTCAGTAAAGAATTCAATATATTTTTCACGAATTATATCATTAAGTTCTAAATCATCATATATTGAATTATCAACCAATATCTTTGGTTCTCTTAAATAATGGTCTTTGAAACTGTCTTGGTGTAGATTTACAAATTGGGTAGCATCCATTTTTGATAAAAAGTTATAGATTTTATCTGTTTCTAATGTTAATGTTAAATTGAATTCTCTTTTTTCTTGTGTGGTCATAGTTTCTTTTTGTTTCAACAAAGATATGGAAACTATTCAGTTATACCAAACAATTTTTCAATTATTTTCATTCTTTTTATATTCTTTTCATACTTTTCATCAAACAACTTAATAAAATCTTCAATTGACATGACTAATATATTGTTTTAATCGGGCATACATGATTGATAATTGTTCTTCATTTTCATAGTAATCTTTCAAATCGCTACCCCATATATTTATATAACTATCAATTAGTTTCAAACCATCAAAATAACTCATATTAAGGTCGTTTATTTCAATCCTTTTTAGTAATAGGTATATAGACCTTATATCTATATTTATTGCTTCTATATCAACCTTTTTTAGGGCTGACCTATTATCACCTAAATCACCTTTACATAAACAATCTTTACATCTACTATTGTAGTAGCACTTACTATCTTTCCTTCTTACAAGATAAAACCTTGCGAACGGTAATTCCTTTTGACACTTTTTACAAATCTTCATAAGGTATATATACAAAAAGACCAACCCTAATTGGATTGGTCCTTTAATAATTTTTCAATATATTCCCCTATTTTTTTAACGCATTCACTTATACTATCTTTACCTATATCGAAATTATGTAGAATCTTTCTAATTTCTTTAAGTTCATCATTATTCATCTGAAAAGTGGTTTGCTATAAATCTGTCTTTCTGCCCTACGTATTCTTTCATCCCTCACAATTGCACATTTCTCATATTTTTCAACACTAATTAGGTAATCTTCTAATCCTTCTAACATAATATCAACAATAGTTATATCAGGTTCAAGAAAAAGTAAGTATTCTAATTCGTGTATATCATATAGATTTGAGATTTCTTCAATTGTAAAATTCGTTAAGGTATAAATATCTTTAATTCTTTTAGCCATTTCAAATTATTATTTTTTAGTATATATAATTATTCCTTTTCTCCGAATAATAAACTATCTTTTGCTCTTAATAAAACCATTGCTAATGTGACCCAACCAGATAAGTCACTGGCTGTTTGTTTTCCTTGATACATTAAAACCCCACAAAATCCTAATACGATAATACCTAATATACTTGTTACTAATCCTTTATTTAATAATCTATCCATTTTCTTTATTTATTTTTATCTTAATGTACCACCTTTTCTATATGTAGCACCAGCATCTACAAGATATTTATAAACTGCAGCACCTACTGATGGACTTTTTCCTAAATCCCAACTTCCCCAACGATTTTCACCTGATGTTACACATACCGCATTTCCTTCAACAATATCCCTAAAACTATCAAATTCTATATTTTCGTATGTATATATATCACCACTATTAAACTTTATAACAAGTTCTTTACTTTCATCATTATACATAATCTTATTTACATTTGAACTATCGGCATCATTTCGCCATTTTTTTAGTTTAATAGGTGATACTATATGTTTGAACTTTATCATAATAATTATTTATTTTTATATATCTTTCTTTCTTGATAATTGTATATTAAGGTTTTTAATTTCCTTAGTCAATTCACGAACTGCGTCATAAAGAAGGTCAAACTTATCGGTTAGGTGAATATGGTTATTCTCTAACAAAATTATTCGGTCTTTATTACTTGATACATCCTTTTTTAATCCTTCAACTTCCGCCATAACTTTATCATGTGATTTTTCGCTATCTGCTACTGACTTTTTTAGAAAGTATGATATTATTAAGATTACAACACCACCCAACCAATAGAAAAATTGTTCCATATTTATATTATATATTTATTTTATTAATTATAAACCTTAATTTCAAATGTTGCTCCATTCATAATACCATTAGCCCCTCTAAATAAATTAGCATAAAACTGCCATGTATATACTTCAATAGCACTATCACCGAAATATACATATGTTCCCGTGGTTATATAAGCATTACCACCTATACCAATTGATATACTTATAGCAGTTTTATTATTAGTAAATAATCCAACTGAAGTACATGTATAACTACCTACCCCGTCATAGACCCAAGTTATAGTACCAAGTGTATTTTGTAATACAGTAGCAACTGGTGCATTAGTTCCACTTTGTGTTAGTAAAGCAGTATATACTTTATAATCTAATGGGGCAGAAGGTCCAGTTGCCCCTATTGGTCCTTTTATATTACCCATAACGTGCCACGCACCAGTAGATAATAAATATAAATCACCATTAGTTGTATTCAAATAAGAATCCCCATCTTTTTGAATGCCATTTTCATCAGTAAGAATACTATTTGGATATAATGCGATTCCACCATAAAACCAATTACCACCGTTTAACCCACTTGTTCCAGACGAACCATTTGTTCCTATACCACTTGTTCCAGCAGAACCACTTAGTCCGTTAATTCCATTTATACCTGATGTACCAGATGTTCCACTTGTTCCAGAAGTACCAGATGTACCAGATGTACCAACAGACCCAGATGAACCTGAACTACCACTTGTTCCTGATGTACCAGATGTTCCACTTGTTCCAGAATTACCAGCAGACCCAGAACTACCAGTTGAACCACTTGTTCCTGATGAACCAGCACCACTTGTTCCAGATGAACCATTTAATCCAGCAGAACCATTAATATAAAAACCTTTTTCTAAATTAGACATTCCGGCATTTATAGTATTTATAGTAGAATTGAACTGTGACATGTCAGTCTTACCACCTAATGATATATTGATATTATCTATATCATTATTGATACTAACTATATCATTCTTTATAATTGATACAGTAGCACCTAAACTGATTAAATCAGATGCTAAATATGAATATGTAGTATCTAAACTATTTATTCTTGTTTCAATTTCATCAAAGTTATGATTAACAATACCGAATGCTGTTCTTAACTTATCACCCATTCCGTCATTCGGATTACTTGTGTTTATATTATCAAGTGTCATATATTTATTTATTTTTATTTTTTATTAAGTAATTGTAACTGAATCAATCCAAACATATTCGGATGTAAGTCCATCTGTATTTGTAGATAAACTTAAATATATATACTGACCTGGGTAATTATTATAATTGGTTGATGATTGTAATTGTGTAAAAGTATAATCTGCCCAAGTGTTAGTTACAGTAAATGTCTCTAATTTAAATATATCACTATTTGAATATAAGTTAGTATTATTATTATTACTACCAATACATATAGCAACATTACTTGTATCAAGTGCCTTCATTCTTATTACAATTGTCTTTGGTATAGGTATTTCTGGCATATAAAACGAACTTATTTCAACCAATGGTACATTTGTACTGGTGGTTTGCTTATAACCATTTTTTCTTATCCTTAATGAATTAGTACCTGTTGAATACTGTGTATTATCTGAATATATAAGTCCATTGGTAAATAATTTATCACCCTCAATATCCTTAATATTAACAGGATTACCTTTTAATGTAACACTATCTACAATAAAAATAGACCCAGATAGATTTGGTATAATTTGTATTATATTTTTACTTGGAATTATTACCTGTAAATCACAATCTGAAGTTTTTAGAAAAAATGGTCCTAATGTTGTTACTAATCCATGATACAATATATCCCTTAATATAATTCTTGCACCAGTACCACCAAGTGTAAAGCACTGATTATCCCTTGTATATTCTAAATTTAATAATTTAATATCTGCTACACAATTAGTAATATTTGATTTTATGGAATAATAATTAACGGGACTATTTTTAATCCATAAATTATTAATTACAAACTTAATATAATCACCTTTTACACTACCTCCTGTATTTGCAGGTAAATATAAATTATCAATAATAAGTATATTATATGCATTTAATAAACCTGGAAATATTCCACCATATGAAAAATCTATTGTAAATAATGAATTCAACCCAATATTACATACACCTATACTAACAGCAAAAATAGCGGGTACTGTAGTATATGTGACAAATTGTAAATTACCAATTTTATGAGGAGTAGAAGTATTATTCCATGTAGTCCCACTAAATGCATTCATAGATGCAAATATTATATTATTTAATGATATATTTAATAAATTGGAAGAACCACCTCTTAATACAGTACCACTTGTTCCAGTGGCAGTAAATACAAATGATGTATATCCATCTTGTAATGTGAAATTGTTAGTCCAACCTGCTTGTATTTGAATACCAGACTTTGTAGATGCTGTTGATAAGTCTTCAAAATTCGTACTACTGGTTCCTGTTGTATAATGGTTAGTTGTTAATCTTTCAACAGAATAACTACCAGTTGCATAACATACTGCATTTGATAATGTTATAGTTGTTGTTGTTATCGCATTTACTTTACAAAAGACCTTTCTATTTCCAAATACAGGGTCTTTAACACTAAATAAAGTACCCACTGGCATCAATGTAGTAAGGTTTTGTGATGTTGTAACTGTCGCACTATTATGTGTAAATCCTAAAGTACCGGGTATATCTGTATATCCAGAACCTGCAACATTAATTATATCATCATTTGATGCAACTGAAAAACATTTAACAATTGTTTTATAAGGTGTTGCGATTGTACCATTACCAGTTGTATCACTTCCACTTATATTATCTGAGTACCAAGTAGCCATATTTTATTTTATTTTTTCTTCTATATATTCAGTACATTGTTCAATTGTACCACTATATTCAATCTTTATATATATGCCATTTACTAAAATATAAACATAATATATATTTTCAATCTTTTGAATTGACCATATCAATAAATTATTATCCACCATTGTTACAATTTCTTCCATTTAATTATTTTAATTTTATATTTAATCCATTTGTAATCCAACCAGTCTCCGAACTATTAAGAACTATATTTAATCCTGATGTAATCCAACCACCACTTATGACAGGTGTGCTTCTTTGCCATATTAAAGTTGTCGCCCTGTATATATAATTTATATTAGTTCCCCCTCTTTTAACATCTGTTACTGATGTTATATTCCTTAATAAATTCATTATTCAATAAAGTATATTGTAGTTGAAGACCATGCCCCCAATGCCGTATATTGTGCTTGTGTTCCAGACCATACGTTATTTATTGTATTTGGTCCTGATGATGCAATACCACCACCTGTTCCAGATGTTCCATTAAGACCACTTGTACCGGATGAACCGTTAGTTCCTATACCAGATGTTCCGGCAGTACCGGATGAACCATTATTTCCAGATGTTCCCGAACTACCATTAGTTCCTATACCACTTGTTCCAGATGAACCGTTAGTTCCTATACCAGATGTTCCAGCAGTTCCAGATGAACCATTATTTCCAGATGTTCCTGAAGTTCCACTTGTCCCAGATGAACCATTAAATCCACTTGTACCAGATGTACCAACTGAACCAGAACTACCAGATGTACCTGTAATCCCAGATGTACCTGTAGTCCCAGATGAACCATTAAATCCACTTGTCCCAGAACTACCAGATGTTCCAGATGTCCCTGAAAAAGAACCCACTGATGTTGTAACAAAAGAATAGGATTGTGTTCCCTCAGTTAGCCAAGTAACATCATGATTACCATTTGTTTGGTCAGCAACATATATTTTAACAACCATTCTATTAGTTGGACTAATTGTAGTTGTAGGTAAAGTTAAATTAACAAATGCTTCTACTGAAGTTATATTATCTATCCAGCCAAGTTGTACCGTGTTAGTTTGTATAGGTGACCCAAGTAAAGTTCCAGTTGTAGTATCAAATAATTGTATAGTAACAAATGTATCTATATTTGTACCACTTGATGCTTTAAGAAAGTGTAAGTGAAATAATTGATTACCGCCTGGTATAACATTAAATCCTAATTGAGGTGTTATAAATTGTTGAACTAAAACTGGGGTTGTTCCATTAGTTGTAGTAAGTATAGTTTGTTGAACTGAACTTGTTACTTCGTCAGTTAAAACTTTATATATATTGTATGTTGTATCTGTTTCAGATTGTTTGAAATAATATACACGACCTGATGATATACCATCTTGTCCGTTTATACCTGATGTACCTGATGAACCATCATTAGATACACCTGATGTACCAGAAGTTCCTGTTGTACCACTTGTACCATTCATACCGGACGTCCCAGATGAACCATTTAATCCGTTTATACCTGATGTACCACTTGTACCATTTAGACCTGTTAAACCATCTGTTCCTGATGTTCCTGATGAACCATTTAATCCATTTATACCAGAAGTACCTGATGTCCCATTAGAACCACTTGTTCCAGTTAAACCATCTGTTCCTGATGTACCTGATGAACCACTTGTTCCTACTAATCCGTTTATACCTGATGTACCAGAAGTTCCAGATGTTCCACTTTCCCCACTTGTTCCAGATGAACCATTTAATCCGTTTATACCAGACCCATTACTTTCACCACTTGCTATTGCGACTAAATGTCCTTCAAAATTAGAATATAATACTTCTGTAAAACCATACCATATTTCAATAGAACTTTCAGTTTTATTTACAAATTGTACTGGATAATCAGTAGTATTAGAATAATCTGGTGATATCCCTGGGTCAAGTGTGTATATAAAATCGGTAGAATAATTAGTATCATTAAAAGGTGTATCAAAATAAACTACTTTACTTACCCAACCACCACCAATATCAGACCACCCTGTATTATCAACAAGTATATTTTTAGAAGGTAATCCTAAACCATTTAATCCACTTGTTCCAGCACTTCCTGATGAACCAGATGAACCATTTCCACCTGACGCACCATCCAAATTAATAGTCCAAGATGTATATGTTCCAGTACCTACTGTTCTTGTTGGAATAGCAAATGATAAATCACCAGTTAAATCATTATATGTAATAACTTCACATTCTTGAAAGTTATTAACATCATAAACTATAATAATAGATTGTGCTACTGAATATCCTAATCCAGTCCCAACTACTAATGTACCAGATGTTCCTAATGTGAATGAAGAAGTTGATGTTGTTCTATATTTATCACCATTCAATCCAGAAGACCCTGCTGACCCACTTGAACCGGTTGAACCTGAACTACCTGAAGTACCACTTGTTCCTACTGACCCACTTGAACCAGATGAACCGGTTGAACCTGAAGTTCCAGATGTTCCCGAAGTTCCTGATGTACCAGTTGTACCAGAAGTTCCTGATGTACCATTTTCACCACTTGACCCGGATGAACCAGATGTTCCTACTGACCCACTTGAACCTGAAGAACCAGATGTTCCTACTGACCCACTTGAACCTGAAGAACCTGAAGTTCCACTTGTTCCGGAAGTTCCTGCTGAACCTGAACTACCAGATGTACCATTTTCACCACTTGACCCGGATGAACCAGTTGAACCTGAACTACCTGATGTACCAGAAGTTCCTGAAGTTCCAGATGAACCACTTGTACCATTCATACCAGATGAACCGGCTGAACCAGATGTTCCTGATGTAATAAGTGACATATCATTATATAAGTCAGCAATAATTTCATTTTGTGCTGCTACTTGTGAATCAATGTTGTATATTAAGTTATTAATATCATTTATATTACCCTGAATTTGTGGTATATAAACCAATTGTGCTGTTATATTATCTAATGCTGTTTGTAATCCAGTAATTTGTGAGATAGTTAAGACATTAGTTCCTGCTAATAAATTGTTAATATAATCAAAGTTTTCATTTACTATGTTAAAGGCTATTCTTAATCTATCACCATTACCATCATTAGGAACAAGTCCAATATTTATATCTGTAATCATTTCTTATCTTTGTTTTCTTTTTTATCCTTTTCAGTCTTAACCTCTTCGTATAACTTAGCAAGTTTAATCTCTTGACTTTCTTTAATCTTATACTCACCCCTTTTATTATCCATTAACAATTATTATTACCTTTTTTAATAAACCATCCACCATAAGTTCTATATTTAATATCACCTGTTTTAATATATTCTGGAACTGGATTATCTTTTATCCAAGTTAAAAATTGGTCTTCATATAGTCTATAAAGTTTTCTTGAACTTTCAACTAAATAATCCAATTCTACTTTTGTAACGGTTTCACTTGAATCAGTTTTAGTTTTAGTTATACCATTATTACTAACCATATAAGCACCTTGTGCTATATATATTTCCGCAGAACCGTGAATAATCATTTCTTTAATATAATCATCAAACATCTCTAAATATAATCCAGATAATGTTTGTTGTTCAAAATCATTAGATATTTTATTATACAAAGCAGTACCTAAAACTGGTTTAATAAGAAGATTTTGACATGCCTTAATTGCTTGTAAGTATCTATCTGTATCTACGTTACCACCGATTAAAGTGTTGCGAGTTAATTCCTCTTGTTTAATTAGAATTGTAGTTAATCCCATTTTATTGTATTATATTTTTTTCTGTTGCCGGCTGAACTGTTAGTTCTTCATAGTTCTTAAATTCTAACTTAACATTAGGATTATTCTTTTTGAATGCTCTTTCTAAATTAGCAGTAAGTATCTTTCTCATTGGATTGATTTGACTTCTATATAAAATCTTTAATGATTGTACCATTTGTTCTGCCACTGAACTAAATCCAGATGCCATTGGTAATCCAAATAATGATTTGTCATTTACTTTGTGTGCCAACATAATCTTTTCTAAACATTCTTGACTTAAAAATTGAAATTGTGAATAAGCATCTGTGATTTCAATACTATCAACTGTTGTAGCATTATCTTTATTATCATTGAATGATATAATTACATTACCC